TGGGGAATCACCCGAGTGGGACTAGGAACAGCGGCGTGAAGGCCAATGGGGGAGTCAGAAGAACCCACTATCGCTTCCCTCCCTGGATATGCTAAAGTGGTCCAGATCTGATCACTGGGTAGAGAATAAGCCCAAAATGAAGCCAGGAGCTCCTGCCAATCAGTTGGGTCGACTAGCACCCTACAGTAGGTAGGGACCCCTGCCTTGGCAATACGCTGGCGGATGCGTAATCTCTCGACGGTCGGAACTCCCTCAACATCAATTATCACCAATGTGTACTTCTCATCGGTCACGTCGGTAACAAGCCTAGACAGAACAGGCGAGGTGGTGATGTCTCCCCCTAGCTCCCAACTGGCCGGATGCAGGGTGAAGCGTCCGGCTAGGTGGGGAGGGGTATAGGTTGTACTGTCATGCCCCAATCGCTGCAGCTCTCGCGCCAGGTCTACTCCTGTCACGCTCCACTCAATAGGTAAAGCCGGCCCGATTCCCCCAGATCCTACTCCTAACAACAGAACTCGTTGAAACCCGTTGTGGTGTGTTCGAATGGGAGCCCACCTTTCAGCTGCTGACGGGACCCCCGGTAACCTTCTCATCCAAGACTGCACCAACTCATGGGGAGGGATTACCGAACCTCGGTAGGCCAGGGCCGCTGACCCTCCCTCCACCTGCGGCTGCCCCAGATGAGAGGTCAATACGCGTACAACTTGAAGAGCAGAAAAGGTACCGGAGGTAAGTCCTGGGCGGTTTCTGAGAGTACGCACAATCTCCTCAGGGGATCTCTCATCTACTCGAAACTGGTCGACCAGCCGGCATACTTCAACCACCGTGATTAGTAGCCTAACCCGATCCAGCTCAGAGGGACGGTCTAAAGCAACTCGCACCATCGAGGCTAGTAGTTTTCCCGCTTTGAAGCGGTCTGCTGAGGGGGAAAGGCACTCCCGAGCCGCGATGACTCCGAGTCCAGCGGCTAAGAGAGAAGACAAGCTAGCAGACCCACGGAGGTAAAGAGGAAAAGGCCCTGTGGGGGGGTTGTGTGCCCCCGCTACGTGTACTTCGTGCATCCAGCGTGCGAGTGAGTCGAGCTCAGCATGTTTACCCATCCCTATTCCCAACCCCCGGGAGGGGACACCTCCATCCACGCAGCGCAAAGTACCCATAAGGGAGGGGATTGATCTACGCACCTCCAAGTCCCATAGTTTCCTCATGACCAGTCTTGAGGGCCTCCGACGAAAGGAAGACAAACAAGCCAGCGAGAGCCCTAGTTTCAACCAGAAGGAGACACGGATTGCTGTTACCGCTTCATCTGTGGTCACCCGGTAAGCTTCGGGGATATCTAACACTCGTGAAACGAGAGGGACCCCGACAGTATGCCCAAACCGAGTAGTGGTTGGATTTCCCCTTCTTATGTGGAGTAGGAACAAAGCTGAGATTGCGCTTACAATGGGTGTCTCCTCCTGAATAAAGGGTAAATCCATCTCTCCCGAAGCGAAGCGGGCTGCTGCCTTCTCGTTGTGAGAGAGAGATACGCTCAACACAGACGAATAGTAGTTGGCAATGACCTTCCCCGGTGCTAATTGTATCTGGTCACTGGTCACAACTCGATCTGCCACTGGGTCCATTAACTCAGGGTCAATCACCAACTGTATACCCCAAGGAGCCGAGACATGGGCCAGGGACCAAGCCCAGCAGGTGAGAGCAGAAAGAGAGAGCATGGCTTCCTTAAAATCGAAGGGATAGTCTCGTTCCCCTATGACTCCCGATTGGTTTGTAGATAAGGTGAGATGAGAGGGCCAATTAAAGCAACTATTCCAAAATGAGCCAAGGGGGTCATCCCTGGTTAGGTAACGGTGTCCTAAAGTCCCTCCATACTTATGCTTGAGGAACTTACCAAGTTGATGGACAGGAATGAGAGATCTAGCCTGGGCCAGCTGAGTGAGTGAGTTCCAAAAGTCACTCCCCTCAAGTGCCACCATTCCGCGTATGACCAAGAGGCGCAGCACATCAAGAAGGGGAGGAGAAGAATCGGTGGGTCTAACCCACTGCTGAACCACTTTAGCGTCAGTCCCGGAGCCTAGATATGGGTTGATTGGCCCGCGGGTTGTGGTTCCCAGCTGGGTAGGAGTGGTGAGCCCCATTGCTTGAATTCGACATCCTTTTCGAGATAAGAAAGTGCCTCCGGGAAACCACTCGAGAACACCAACAGAGAGCGGATGGCCATTAGTCACTCCTTCTAACTCAGACCCCTTCAGCCATGACCGGCGCAGTAGAGTAGCCACCCGATAACCCTGGTCTCGAGAATACCTCGGTTCAGCCTCTCCCACCTTCCAAGATAAGACCAGCCGATCTATCACTCGACAGCAGGCCGTGTAGTCGGCTCGTAGCGACACATTGGCCAGGTCTACCCGGGCCCTCCTTCCGATGGCAAGTATTGTTCGGGTATTCGAGAATCTACGTATAAAAGAGTCTCGAAGCCCGACGAGTGATGACTTGTATACATCGTGGGCAAGCTTAGGATAAAACGGGCGCATGCTGCTAATCCAGCTAAACAGGCAATTGCGATCTTGGTCTCCCGCACGTTCAAACAGCGGCTTGAACTGTTGGTTCTGAGTGATGTCGGGGAGGACTCGTCCGGTCTCATGGGCGACAGCAGAAGAGGGAACAGGAGAACTTGTAAGAGGAATTGAGTAGGGGTCAAGTATTAGACCCTCCAACTCAGGTTGTGAAGATAGAACCCATCCTTTGAGAAGCACCCGCTGGTATGCTCTAACCTCAGGGATGTTCTCCATCAAAGACAGATGCAGGAGGGAAGAAGAGAGTGGATCAGAATGTCCCCGATACATCAGCTCAGTTACAGTCGTAATAGGTAACCCACCTAGGTTAGCCGGGATGGTAAGAAGAAGACAAAGCAACCGCTTTCTTAGGTCTATCCCTCCTTCTCCTACCTTGGCCCCTCGCAATTTTGCATGGTCAGCAATTTTCGATCCGTGGAACAAGGAGTGTTTCAGTTCTCGCTTCAGCGTGATTCCCTCAACCACTTTGGCCATTACCCAGGTCGGGAGTGACCAGTCGTTTCGATCTGGTGCCCCCACAGCACCTGAGGACACGCTTGAGATCATTTCATGTAGGCTAGGAACATCTCCCGTGGTTGATGGAAACATGCGAGAAACATACTTGAGCGAGGTAGGAAGGTATGCCCCGTGGAGAATCATCTCTTTTCCGTAAGTCAAGAAGCAGGTTGAGTAAATGCACTCCTCTGGTTTGACCAGCTGCCCCACTTCACGGCTCCTCTCAGCTATGGCCTTGGAAGCTCGGTCCACCAGATCTCGGACATACCGCTGTACAAGTAGGGTGGGCATGTCGGGGGGGATGTAGCAGTCAAGGATACAGACCTGATTATCTCCCTGTCCGATTATACGGTACGAAAGGCCAAGAGGCCAGAGGGACATATGGATCAGCGCAACAGTGCACGCCGTCCAGAGCTTCTGAGCAATCCCCTCGAATCCTCCTTTGTGTCCATACCAGAGGGTCCGGCCCTCGGGAGGAGCATGTCGATTGGTGGACGTGACTCCATCAGGAGGGTATCCTTGAGACCGGAGTAAACACATGCACTCCTCGAAGAAAGTATGGACCACATCAAAGACCCCAGGCTTGCCGTAAATCTCATTGAGTCGCCTTCCTATTGGGTGCACTGACTCAGCTCTCCAATACAAGTTCCATCTTGAGAAGTCTACCCCCAGGACTGCCCTAACCCAAGAACCAG